TTCGGAAACTACTTCTTGATCGTCAGAAACTTCGACTTCTTCCTCTTCCTTCTTCATAGTAGGCATTGCTTCCGCAGGCTTAGCACCTTTGTTAACAATATCTCTTACTTGCTTCAGGGTAGCGCCGGGAGTCTTCAGTTTTGCTGAATCATCGTCGGACTTGTAGTTTTCTGGGGTAGGACCACCAAGATCTTCAACCGAAGCTTGACCAGGAGTTGCAACAGGAGTTGCACTCTTTTCTGCACCCATAGGGGCAGAGGCGTTAGCATTAACGGCTGTCTTGGATTGAGCAGTGCCTACTTCCATTTCTTGTAAATTTTTGCCACTGGACATTTGAACTCTCCGTAACCTTAAGTATTAAAACTATATTTATTTATAATTTAAAGATTTGATAGAAAATCACCCCATAATTGGAGTTTGTGCTCCTCAAGGGCTTTCTGATCAACAAGAGTATTTATTCTCTTTCTGGTATCGTTGCAGAATCTCTCACGAAGAATTCCGCCTTCCCATACCCATTCTTTTCCTTCCATGATTCCATCAACAAAAGCATCAGGTGCGGAAGGATCAGCAACGATATCTGCTGCGGTCGCAAGCATGAAATCTTCACCAACAACATTGATGCCTTCGTTGTTCATTTTTAATGAACCAACACCACGAGATGAAACTCCGAGTTTTACACCTTCATCAAGAAGAGATTGTGCAATCTTTCCCATTGGGGTGCTGAGAAGTTGCGCTTTACCGTAAATGTTTGAACCTCTTTGCTCAAGTTTCACAATCTTGTGTGATACACGATCGAGGTTAATGGTTGGACCATCGGGATGACCAAGTTCACCAAGTGCTCTACCTTTACTGGTATATGCCTCGTTATATCTGCCAACTTCTTTTGCAAGAGTTGAGATAGGATACATACGACCATTACGGTTCTTGATGTCACCCTGAAGGAAAGTTCCTTCGATATACATTTTTTTCGCAGAACCTTTACCTTCGGTGATAACTTCTACGTTTTCAACTTCTTCTCTGATTAGTTTCATTTGTTTACCCGGTGAATCCTACTTTCATACCTTTTACGTTTGCTGATGATGCAGAAATAATATCTTGTCCACCTTTTTCAAAAAATTCAACACGATCATCTGGTAGAGTTACAGTAGCAGTGCTAATATAACCACCAGTGCTACTCTTAGCGATGCTTACTGTTGCATCGCCACCAGAAAGATTAACAACTCTAACAACAGTAGCGTTGCTCAAATTAGTTGCTGTATTAAGAGCAACCTCATTTCCTGTTCCGATTAATAACGTTCTAAGGCTCATTCTTCGTCTCCAGTTTGAGTTTCTTCTTCTTCGTCCTCTTCGGACTCTACTTCATCAACCACTTCATTTGGTTCTTCGTCTCCGAAGATGCTTCCAGCAATTTGTGGTTTCACAGAATCAACTTTATCTGAAGCTTTGGTGTATAAAATCTCTTTGATCTTATCACTTACTTCAGCAGGAGAACTTTCACCTGAAACAAGCATATCCATTAAATCATCCATTTTAAATCAAAAAATTATAAGAACTATTATTTATTTATATTTCGCCACCTTCCGGTGCTTCAGTTGCCTTACCCTGCTTTTCTAAATCTGGTTCATTTATTGGTGCTCCAAGGTCACCACCACCGGCAACTTGATCAACAGGTAATCCTGTTCCTGGATCAATAGGAGTATTTGGATCAGCAATAATACCATCGGCAATCTCTTTCTTGATCTGCTTATCCATTTCTTTCATTTCAGTTTCAGTCTGCTTCAGGATCTTACTTCTCACATAGTGTGCAGAGAAATATTTACCCATATATGGTTCCATTGAAGCAATGACACTAAGTTGCTCAGTTAGTAATTCAGTTTCTTTGAGATCTGAGAAGTGATTATCATAAAGATAATCATATTGAATATGATCCTCTAGTTCTGACCAATCATCAATTGTGATAATATTCTTAAGAATTAACTGGGTCTTCAGCATATCATTGAAGATTCCAGAGAATCTCTTACGCAGTCTACCAACAAACTTAGTGAACTTCAGTTCATCACGCAGAATCTCAGAGGAACGACCAAGGTTAAAACCACCAGCACTATCAAGTCTACTGGAGGGAACGTTCAATGCTTTATAAAGTTTGGTCTGGAAATAATCAACGTCAGTCAATTCTCCAAGGTTTTGTCCACCAGGCAGTGTAGAAATCTCAGTTCCTCTACCACCTTCACGGCGAGGTAACCAGAAATCTTCCAACATTGCCATGTACTTACGGTCATCACGGATTTCTCCAGTGTCCGCATTGTAGACAAGTTTGTTACGATAACGATTCATTACATCACGCAGATATTGTTCTGCCTTGACTTTTGGAAGATTGCCAACGTCAATGTAGAAAATTCTACGCTCTGGTGCTCTGGATAATCTGTAGATAACCAGGGAATCCTCAACCATTCTTAATTGGTTAAGTGCTTTGACAGCTTTGTGCAAATAAGATAAGACTGTTTGCTTATTGCGATCAACCAGACCAGAAGTTACATATGTGATCGAGTCTTTTGCAATCTTAACTGCACCTTTTGTGTCTTTGTTTGGGATTAGTCCACTACCTTTTGATCCAGTGTTTGGATCATAAATGTAATACTCTTCGATCTCAGGTGCTTTATAGTTTTCTGGATCTCCAGGATTTCTTCCATTTCTTGCTACATCAAATGGAGATTGATTATTAGAACCAGTCTTCTCTTGCTTTCTGACTAATCTAATTTTTAAAGGATCAACATATCTAATATCTTGAATTCCTTCTTGTGGTGATTTTAAATCAATTACCTTATGATAAAATACTCTTCCATCAATATACCAATTTCTGAATATCTCATGTGCTTTCCTATCAAAATTCATCATGTTTTTGATAGTTTTAAATTCCTGTCTAATAATATCTTTTAACTTATCAGATGCAGGAAGATTTGATAACTCAATTTCAACAGGTGAGTCATCAAGATCTGAAACAATTGCTTCGTTTACGATATCTTCAATTGCACTATCACACTCAGGGTGTAGACACATCTCTCTGTATCTACGTACCAGGTCCTGCTCAGACTTATAAACTCCCTCGATATCTACGTATTGTCCGTAGAAACCGCTGGAGAGATAAAAATCTGATTTGTCTTCCTCGGTAGGAGGAACTGGGGAGACCAGTTTTTTCTGCTTCTCCCCAGACTCTGGTAACTTAAAACCAAATAATTTAGACATTAATCAAAGTTTGAACTTCTTATCTACTATTTATGAACCTGTTCCTAACTGTGTTGTGCCAGATGGATCAAGAGCATCATACCACTGAACTTGCAGATCAACAGTAAACTCTTCAATCTGATCGCTGGTTTCATAATTTAAGTCAATCGCACTTACATTAGTTGGGAAAGTTCCATAGAATCTGTACTGTTTGAGTACAGGAACTTGAGTATCACTTGACGGAGTATTTCCAGTGACTCCTGATCTTCCTAACTGTCTAACAAACATATCTCTTTGATATGATGTTGGGTTAGTAAGTCCAGCATTATCCTCATGCTTGTTGATGAGGTTCATCCATCTTTCAAATGCAGTTCTGATTCCAAAGTCAACATCGTTGATGACTGTGATGGTCCAGATATCAAATGTTCTGTCACCAGCAACCTTAAGGTTTCTTCCTCTGAAAGGAATATTGATTGCAGCAACATTGGATGCTGGGAGATTCGCTGCTTTTACCAGGAATCTCGCTCTGTCAGTCAATTGACTTCTTGATGTGTCCAGGGGGATAGCAGCTTCGGGGAAGTACAGTTCACACTCAAATAGATTAGGCCTTGCACCGCCACCGATCATTCTACCCTTGAATGAATCAAGGGTCCTATCCTTTGTATTTGGGATATTTAAATTAGCCATTAATTTTTTCCTCTAAATGGTGATAGTGAATTAAACGTTACCGACGACTTCTTCAAAGCTGACCCCGGTGCGAGTAGCAACGAAGGAGAGACCGATGAAGTTAATTGATCTCGCTGGTTTGACGAAAATATCAGCTCTAAACTGGTTAGAGTCAACGATGTCTGGAGTGTTATTGGTCTCGTCGCAGATTACGACGAAATCAGTAATTCCTCGCTTCGCCTTAACATCGCGAAGGAATGGTTCAACAATATTGACAAAGTTGGATCTTGTGATCACATCGTTGAATTCAAAGAGTTGTGCTCTTGCTGCTCTTTCGATTGAATCCTCAATAGTGAGGAACAAGCGACGAACGTTGATTCTATCAAAGGCAGATGCGAATGAAAGTGCGGTCTTATCACCGAAGAGAATGATTCCCGCTCCAGGAGAAGCAATGATTGGATTGATTCTCTTAGGATAGATCAGATCTCTTTGTGCTTGTGATGGATTGTATGCAAGTTTGACAGCTCCATTGATTGTTCCTCTTGATGCACCAGCAGGTGAGAACCAAGAGAATTCATTAATGGATGCTCTGCACATCAGTCCAGCAACGTCTGCGTTACATGGAATGTAACGGAATTCATTGTTGAATCTGTCATACATGTACTTGTATCCAGAATCGAATACAGCGTATGAAGATGATGTTAATGTATCAAAGAAGTTAATAACATTTGTCGTTTGAGTATCAGAATCAGATACGTTGACTACACCTGCTCTATGAGGTGAGATGCAAGCGATACAATCTTTTCTGAGATTTGCGATCTCAATCAGTTTGTTTGCTTTTGCTTGTGATTCTTGAATTGTAGATCCACCAGAAGGTCCGTTGATCAAGAAGTTGACAGGATATTCTGCAGGGTTCTTGAGAATATTGTAAGAACTGATAATGTTAGAAAGAGTGGGTTCAAATCCACCTTGTGCAGAGTAGTTTTCACCACCTGTCAGGTTGTATACTCTCTTACCGTCTACTGAGAAACTAGTTCCCTGTGCTTCAGATCCACAGTTTGCAATGGCAGATGTTGAGAAACCAACTCCTGATGTCTGTGTAAGACCTCCAGAAACTCCGGTTCTGTGTGCTCCGGCGTATACGTAATCTGAAGTTGTAGCAACATAGGACTTGTAGTAAACACGCTCTGTAGGTGATCTCTTACCATCAGATGCTTTGCTGAGGAAGGTAAACTTCTCAACAATGTTTCCTGCGATTCCTGTGACTGTTCCGCTGTCATCGACGACAACAACGTGCATCTCGTCGTTCTTAGCACTTCTTTCAGAAGCATACTGAGAAGTTCCGGGTTTCTCAGCAATATTCTTCCAGTATACTACGGCATTGTCTAATCCAAGGGTTTGGAGTGAATACCAGTCAGCAACTGTTGTACTACCTGTAAATGATGTAATAGTAGTGCCAGCAGTGCTAACAACTCTCATTGTGTTCAGGAATTCTGAAGTCTGTGAAGATCTGGTGAACGTAAAGACTGCTCCATCTCCTGCGGTACTGATACCAGTGATTGTTCTATCAACTGTAATGAAGTCTGTTCCAATTCCGATAACAGTTGTTCCTGCAGCAACAGTTGAGTTGCCTCCAGTTACTGTGACTACATCACCAAGTCCAACTCCAGTAGTAACGATTCCGCTGATTGAAACATCAAAAGCAGTGTCGATTGTACCAGCAGTTGTTGCAACTCCAACATTGGAGGTTACAAGAGTTGTAGTTGGTGCGTCGAATGAGAATACACCGCCTTGTTGATAAGTTACTGCAGTAGAAACTCCAGCAGCATTTACTGTATCGGTGATATTAACTGAAATTTGATTTGATTCTAAACCAGAATCTGTTCCAACACCAGTAATGATTCCTCTTAAGAAACCATCAAGTGCTTCGGTAATTCCGATTCCAGCAGCAGTTTTTCCTTCTAATGATTGAGTAACACCCATTCCGATGTTAACACCAGCGGTGCTGCTAACAGTAATTACCTGGTCAGCGAATGCATCAATGGTGCAAACTTTTAATTTATTTGCCCATCTACCTGGGTTCTTTGCTGCGTAATGCCAAGTAGTGGCGTTGTTATAAGAATTTTCATAATCCTCATAACCTTTGATCTTAAGAGTGACTGAATCTGCAGAAACACCAGAGTTGGCATTATTCAACTGATCATCATCAGTTCTGATTACTCTTAATGTACCTCCATATGAAAGGTACGATGATGCACTCATCCAATAATCGTACTGTGCATCTGTGTCTACCGGCTTTCCGAAGGTAGCGAGAAGATCTTGTTCCGTTTCAATCAAAACTGGAACATCTACGGGACCCTTAACAAAAGGTCCAGCAATTGCGCCAACCTGATCATTAGCGGCATCCACTCTACCAATGGTTAAGTCAACTTCTCTTACCTTGACGCCAGGGGATACTAAGTTAAGCGACATGTCTTTCCCTCTATAGAGATTCAATTTTACTAAAACTATTTAGAAAAATTGACCCTTTCACCGGGGAAACAGTGCATGAACTACCAATCTGGATACTCCCAATGACCGGTGTCCACTTTTCTATTTTTCATTACCCTTTTCTTCGTACACTCCTTACACTCATAAGAATACGATGATGGGAACATTCCTCTGCCTTTTCTAATGAGATAAAACCCATCAATCAGATCTTTTGTCTCACCACAAGTTCTACACTTTCTCTCTTTGAACAGTAGGTGTTCTAATCCAAACTGTTCTCCGATGTCCATTAGTGATACTCCCACATATAAGATCTATCACCATATTCATCTGCATACCACCTATCACCTTCACTATCCACGAAACTATTATCATCCAATCCATCTGACATAAAACCAAAAGGTGCCATATCCTGTTCAATCTGATTCTTCTGCTCTTCATATAATCTCTTACGAACATCCTGGTCAGTCAGTTCTTTGAAATAATCCTGCTGAACCAACCATGCATAGATTACCAGACACATTGCAAGATCATCGTTACAACCTTCTTCTGCTTCAAATGAGTTACGCTTCTGAATAAAGGTAGTTAATTCAGATATAATCTCATAGTCTTTGAAAAGAACCTTATCTTCTTCAATCATTGTCTTGAGGTTTAGCGATCCAACCTGTTTGACAGTCTTACTCATCTTGACACCAAGTTGTGTCTTTTTACCAGAGAATCCCTGACCAACAATCTGACCTGCTCTACCTCTCATGGAACACTGCAGTAGATTCTGATACTCTAAATCATAATTTAGAATTGATGCAACTTGATCTCCGATATCGTTTACTTCGCAGAGAACAAATGCGTTATTATAATTTCTTACTACTTCATAGATGATATTGGGAAATAACATCGGTTTGATTTCATTATTCCGATACTTCGCTACTACCCTGTGTGGAAATTCTGTTATGTCTACAACAATAAAGGCAGAGTAGTCTTCACTGACTCCTCGTGCAACGTCAACAGTGCAAATATAATCGTGACCTGGGACTGGATTCTCATATAAATCCAATCCAGCATTTCTAGTCATTGGATTTTCATATACCAATGCTCTTAATTTAGAGGGAGATATCAGAGTATCAATAGATCCAAGGAATTCACACTCGAACTCAATCTTGAACTGTTGTTCTGATGTATTGGCAATCGTGGTTGCTTTCCACTTTGCATCTCTACCTGGAACTTCGGACCAGTGAACATCAGTTGGAATATATTCGTTCTTTCCTTTTTCTGCGTCATGCCACAGACGGTAGAAGTGATTCATACCGTGTGGAGTAGAAACGATGATTACCTTCGTGCTTTTACCAGAAGTAATAGTAGGATAAACAGAGGCAAAGAACGAGTCAGCAACGTGATTCGGGACGAACGCGAACTCGTCGAGAAAGAGGATGTTAAATGACATACCTCGGACAGCAGATGCAGATGTAGATGCTGCCAAAATTTTACTGCCATTTTCTAACTCCAGAGATCCCTTGTTCCATGCTATGATACCTTGTTGCATCCATTTTGGCAAGTTTTCGTAAGCAGTCTGTAACCTACCAAGTAGTTCTCGGGCAGTTGCCGCTTTGTTTGCTAGGATACCAATGTTGACACTATCATTGAAAACAGCGTAATGCAAAAGGTATGATACGCATGTTGTAGATTTACCAGTCTGACGTGGCATCTTACAGATATTGAATCTGTTTTCATGAAAGTTATTGATGAGTTTTTCTTGGAAGTCATATGGAATAAATGGCACAAGACCTTCATCCAAACTCACAATCTTAACGTACTTCTTTGCAAAGTAGACAGGATCTTGCTTACATTTAATAAATTCGGCAATCTGATCTTGTGTAAATTCAATTGGGGTATTTGCCTTCTTAAGGTTAGGATTCCCCAAATAGATATTGTCAGACATGATTTAAATATTTCCTATAGATGCTACTGTTTCTTGTGTTCTCAAATAAAGTTTGACATAGCACTTTGCTATGCTCTTAAGTTCCTCCAAATCGTTGCA